TACCCTTAGTACCATATGCATACCAGTTGTTGACTGCTGAAAGGTTAGAGCGGTCTTCACCGTAGATGGTTGAAGTCGCTGCATAAAGTGTGTCGCGTGATAGCTGGTCTAGGTAGATAGCCATGTTACGACCGAGAAGACGTGAAGCAGAAGCCATTACGTCATCGAATGAAGCGTTAAGCAAGAGCTCTGATACAGCAAGAGCATAACCATGCTCTGTTACTGTGATTGAGAACTGCTGTGCTGTAAGCGCGTTTGTCTGCATACGAACACCTTCGACAAGTGCGTTAGCAAAGCCGAGGTTGTTGTAGCGGAGGAAGTTAATCTGTAGACCAGGTGCAACACCAAGTTCAGTCTTCTTGACTGCGAACTGCTCGAAGCGAAGGATAGGCATTGCCTGGAAAAGGATTTCCTTAGACCAGATAACCTGAATCGCCTGAGTCAACTGTGTGTTTGTACCTGAGTACGCTGTTGGGGCTGCGGCTAGATTGCCAGTACCCGTAATACCAGATGCCATTTTAGTTGTTTACTCCTTGTAGGTTGGATTTGGGATTGTGGGATTTACCCGAACAAGCCGCGAGACTTACCACGAGCCGAAGCGCTCATGATACGTTCTCTGTATTTTGCATAGTCATTCATCGACATTGACTGAATATCTTCAGCCGTTAACGCACGTTGTTCCGAATTGTCGTCCATTGGTCCGAGCGGGGGCGTGGTTACCCTGGTCCCCGTCATTTCTTTACGCGCATTCTGCATTGCAAACTGCGCCGATTCAAGAATCTTGTTTGAACGTTCCTTCAAGCTCTCAATACTTGCTTCTACTTCTTCGCGGGTATTGCCGCTAATCAGGTCTACAAGTTCTGGGATAATGTTTTCACGTTCTGCGTCTACACGTTGTGAACGGTAGTTCTGTAGGTCAGCAAAAGTTCTTTCGCGTTCCAGAAGAGCGAAGGCACGTTCACGTTCTTGACGCTCACGCTCCAACTGCTCCTGCCACTCTGCTTCCTTAGTCTTAAGCAAAGTACGAACATCCATATCACCTTCAAGAGCTTCCTGCTGAGCCTTAGCCTTAGCCTCTGCTTCTGCAGCACGTGCAGCAAGTTCTGCTTCACGCTCTTTCTTAATGCTATCGAGTTCTTCCTTCAGCTTATCAATCTGAGGATAGAGTTTTTCTTTCTCCTGGCTACGAACTTTAACCAGGTCTTCTTCCGTATAAAATTTGGAAGTCGCCTTAGTAGTAGGTGCGTCAGCAACAACAGCGTTGTTTGACGACTCAGCTACGACTGGAACGGTTCCTGCTTCAGCTGCAAAAGCTTCTGCATTTAGTCCTGCTGTTTCCATACAAGATTCCTTTTTCTCCTAGGGGTCGTTTTCCGAATGCCCTTACGGGCGTAACACATATGACCAAACGTTGTATCTATTGTCTTTCTTAATACAAAAAATGTCAGGGTAAACCTTTATTTTTCGTACTCTTCTGGTACTCGCCTCTGTGGGAGGACAGTGCCATAAGCTTCTGTTACCAGCTTGTTGCGAAGGTCGGCCTCGCCCATATCGGCGGCCATTAGCGCTTCGTCTATAGTTGCTGGCATTACTGCTGGGGCTCCTGCGGCGCCTGGTTCTAGAGGCTGACCTGGTTTGCCACCAGTTTCTGGGTTAGGCATAGTGCCTGTAAGTTCTGCGATTTCCTGCTCAATCTGCGTCTGTAGAAGTCGTAACGCACCATCAGCCACAGCGTCATCCATAAGTTCCTGACGAATTTCATTGAGCTTATCGCTTGGGAAAGACTCGCCAAGTGAACGAAGGGCCCCCTCCTTAGACTCTAGCCCTAGAGACAACATAGATTGAACTTCGTTAAGTGCAATCAACTTATCTAATGGCAGAGGCTGTGGGAAATGTACATATGTTTGATAGGTAAGTGGGTCGTTAGGGTCTAAACGGTCAACCTGACCTGTCTTAAGTTTTACGTTGCGGGTAGGGTCCCAGATAAGCATCTCTGGTTCCTTAACAGCAAGGCTGCGGATAATAAGCTCATTAATAAGTTCTAGTCCGCGTGCATACTGAATAATCTTCTGGTGGTAGCGGTTCATCAAAGGCTGGAACATGATGGATAGGGCTACGCCTGATGTATTAGAGATTGGCTGTGCCTGACCAAGAGCGGTCTCAGGTACACCAACCATTTCATGCATAGACTTCTTTAGCATAGCTAGGAAGTCCATAGCACCCTTAAGACCTTGTGAGCCGCCTTCTAGGTTTTCTACCTTCGCGTCTTTTGGTAGTCCGCCCCAGACCTTGTTAGCGCCCTTTTCCAATTGTGAAGCTTTGGCACCAATGATGACTGTGACGGGAGCAGCATGATAATTAACGATGTCAGCGATGTCAGTAGCAGTCTCGTTATAAGTACGGTTAATATTAATAATATCGAAACAGTCAGCAAGGCCCCAAGGGCTACCGCTAATACGAATATTTGGAATATGAACAACGGGAATAGTACCAAGCGGGTTAGGGCGAGAATCAATAAGTTCATCGTTGATGTACTCCTCGATGATGTCGTCTGTGAGGATTTCGGTGTAAGTAAACACCTGACGTGTTCCTTCTAGTGATGTGCCCCAGAAACGATACTTTAATTTAAAACGAATTAAGCGCTCGCGGTCATGTGGGTGGAACTCTGGAAACGCAAACGATGCGTTAAGTGGAAGGATACGAACACGTCCTGGGTGTTTCATACCAGATGAATCTTCCCACGGTTCTTCGTAAGCAATCTTTACAAAGCAGTCACCTGATACGGTTCCCTGCTGTCCCATTTCCCATAGGACTGTTGCCTTGTTGTTATCTACTTCCCAAACACGTTCTAGTAGGTCAGGGATAATAGCTTCGGTTTCACGAGGGCTTCTAAAATCTACGCCCTTACCAAAAGCAAAGTTAATAATAAAATCTGAGAAGGCACGGTAGTAATTAAGTACTAGCTGGCTATCGCCAATCTGACGACGGTATGAATAGTGGTGGCCAAGATACATCGCCCAGTTAAGTGAATAACGGTTTAGGCGTGGGCCATGAACTTCAAACTCCTCATCTGCCAACTCGACAAGGCCGAGTGGAGAAATGGAGATGGTTAAGTCGCTGGATGCCGCCCTATACGATGGGGGCGAAAAGTCAATGCCGCTCATTTCACCTTCTCTAAACTAGAGTTAAAGGGTACCACTAAATCTATATTAGCGAAACCGCGTTACCTTCTTAGTTACTGGCTTGGTAACTTTTTTCTTCTGGTCTTTTTCTTTTTTCTCTTTGGCCTCTTCCGCGTAGTCTCGCATACGAGGGTCTACTTCGCGCTTAGAGTTAACATACTGACCACCCATTGCGTTGTATCTAGAGTGAATCCAGTGTCCGCGGGCAGGAGAGTTTTTAGAGAACTTTGAATTCGCCTGTGCGGTAATCATGTTCCAAAGTTTAGGATTAGCGGGTTCCCGCTCTTCCGTTTCCTTTGCTTCTTTTCCTCTAATCAGTGCCATCTTTAATCCTTATAAAATGGGAAGCCCACCCCTGTGACGTATTCGCCGTACAAACAGGGGTGGGAAACCTAACTAGTCGTTTACTACAGCTGGGTTGCCAGACTTCTGTGGACCGCCGCTACGATTAACTTCTTCGAAACGGTTGTCGCCATGGTCAGCAAACGCACCAGATGAAAAGTCGTTAAGACTTGCTGGTGCTGAAACCCATGCAGCAGAACCTACGTGAGCACGCTCACGCATTGTTTCTTCTGCAGTCTTTGTGTGAACAGCCTTATTACGATTTGGACGACCTGCAGCTGGTTCGTATCCCTGCATAGCACCAGTGGTGAACTGTGTTGGGATGTCTGTGTCTGTTGCAAGACCTTCTTCAAAGCGTAGTGGGCCACGCTGTCCTGGTGCAGCAGGTGACATCTTACGGTCGTAAGTGGTACCTGGATTCTCAGGGAACTTAGGTGTTGGGGCAATTGCCATTTTTTATACTCCTTATTAAAGGGTTGAGGACCTCGTGTAAAAGTGTCCTACTTATTGGTCGTAAAGTCAGGCTAAACGGGTAATTACCTGCTGAAGAACGGGGACGTAGAAACCTCTACCGAAGGCATTGTCATGTCTAAGGTTAGAGCGCAGGCTATTGCCAAAGAGTCTGCATAGTCATCATGAGCATGGGCCTCGTCTGGAGCATGGGCTAAGAAGTTAGGTCCAGTGAACTTGGTCTCCAAATCCACCATTTGTTGGTAAAAACGTTTCCATCTACGCAACTGGCGAGTCTTAGCATGGGCAGGCCAACCGACCATACGACGGTCAATGAGGGCCTTGAGGTGTTTCCAACGCTTTGATTGCTCTGGCTGGCTACTGCCTATGGAATGTACTTCTGCTCTTGGGATGAGGAGTCGGAGTCTTTGTGCAACCGCATCACCCACGCCGTTAGCGTCAACCCCAACAGCAAGTACGTCGTAACTAGATAAGAAGTTAACGATTTGAAAATATTGGTCTTCCCAGTCATCACCTTGTAGCTCCAGCCAATCTAGGACACGATGGTCAAAGTAACCAAACTCATCTGGACGGTCCCAGTCTACCCAGACTACTGTTACAACTGTAGAGTCTAACTTACGTGCAGGGTCAATACCAACTACCACAGGGGAACGGTGCCATGCCTTTACAACTTGTTGAGAGGTATCTCCAAGCTCATCCATGATGGCTGAGGTTACAAACATACCTCTTTCCAACAGCCACTTACAGCAGTATGACATCTGAAATTCATCGGAGTCTTCACCAATACGCAGTTTTTCTTTTTTGATGAACTTCTCGTAGTTAGCATTGCACTTGGATACGTCGCGGTAGTCCCACTCAAAGTGATTCTGTCTACGCCCTCTTCCCGTCTGTCTACGCTTGTTGATTTGGATAGAGCGATAGAAGTTGTTTTTGTGCGTAGTAGGTGTGCCTGTCTTAACCATTGTGCCTGAGTAGTACGCAAGCATAGGAGAGATAGACTTGGTAACAACAAAGTCATCTGCTTCTTGACACTCGTCAATAACAATGAGGTGGAAGGATTTAGATTCAATCTTTGCACGTGGGTTAGCAGTCATCATCATAAGGCTACTGCCCGAGTTTTTTAATTTAATCTGTCGTGTAACCCCAGGCACTTTGCCTAGGCTATCGTCAATCTCAGGGTCGCCAAGAATCTCTTGTGCACGTTCACTAGTAAGCCTATTAACAGTACGACCGAAGAGTGTTTCTACCTGACCTTCAACTGGTGCAAACATACCAATCCAAACACCATTTGAGAACTTACCAAGAAGGTCTGGATACATCTTTGCAAGGCGTGGCAGAAGCACCATTAGCGTTGCTACGGTATTAGCAATTGTTTCAGACTTACCTGACTGACGTGCAGCTAACGCAGTAATTTCTTCACCATCATTAATCAGTACAGATTCAATAATGCGACGTGCAAGCGGCATCTGATAAGGGTGTAGCTCATGCCCAACTAGGGCGTTCATAAACTCAATGCAACGGTCTATTAGTTTTTTTACAAACTCTTTAGACAGCTCATCTAGTTCCAGCTCCTCATCTTCGGGAATCTCTTCCTCTGGAGTCTCGGGTAGGAACTCGTCGTCGTCTTCTTCTAACACAATGTTGTTGTCCATAATAACCTTAGTCTAGAGTAAAACAAAAACCCTGTGCTGGTAAGCACAGGGTCTTCGCACCATCACACGGAAGTAGAAGAGAGAGGTGACATTAGTGTATCAGTTGGTCATGCGGGAGTGCAACTCCGCAACCACGGCGTGCAGAGCCTCGGCGCCCTTTACAGCCTCATCTAGATAGATTGGGTCTCTAGATTTTGCGTACTTTGATAGGCACTTGCCTATCTCTGTTAAAGCTTGTTCTGACCAGTTTTCAAGTTCCCCAGTTGGGATTCTTGATACCCGTCTTGCCACCTTCTCTGGGAAGGGCTTAGTCCACGCGGCCTTCTTCTTAAAAAAACTCATCATATTTACCATCCTCTGGAACCCAGGCTTTTCTTCCCTTCATAGCTCCCAAGACTATCCTATCGATAGCTTCGTCGTCATCAGGGGATATTAATGGTTTCTTGTAAAAAACGCCAACATAGTAGCCAGGTTCAGTAAAGGGAAGCCTAAAGACTAAGCACTTACCTTTTCTAAACGGGTAATCAGTTTCTTGGGTAGAGCCAACCTCTACTACAGGCAATAGTTTTTTATGCCAGTATCGTAGTTTTCCGCCGTATAGTGGTCCGATAGTTTGCATTAGTTGCCTTGTTGTCGTCTTTCGTCTAAGCCTTCTTCTAATATTAAAGTCTGCTGAAGTCTAGCAGAAGACTCCGCAGCGTACTCAAACCTTGTTCTTTGTTCTTCTGTCATCTCTAACGGGTCAGCTGGTCCCATAGTAGGCCACCTATCTAGACCACTAGATGCTAGATACTTACCAGTAGAATCTGTGTTCTTTAAGTTTTCAAAGTGAGAGACAGGGCAGTCCTCGTATTCCCACCATGCGCCGTCCCTAAATACAACATATAAAGAGCGCTTATCAAAATCATAAGCAATTGCTTTTGCTCTTGGACGTATTGGGTTTGTAGTATTAGCAGCTAACTGCTTAAAACCTTCGGATGGAACAGCGACCTGAAATCTTTGGTCTACTGGGGTATCTACGCCAATCTTGTCAGCCATGCCTTGGGCAAGGTTTAGTATTCGATTAGATTGCTCTTCTCGGTTTTCAAAGTACCTATCGTAGTTATTTTTCTTTTTAGCCACAGATATGGTCCTCAGTTTCAGACTCTTTAACTCTTACCAGACAACGGGCACAGCGAAGGTACTTCTCTGGTTTAAAGTTGTTCTGTGCGGTAGCGCCAGGCTCAAACTCTACTGCCTCGGATGCGCTAACAATTTCAGGTTCAGCGAACATCTCATCAGGAAACGGCCCCCTAGGGGCAGTCACCTTTTTAGGAACTGGGTGTGTTTGAACGGCCTGTCGTCTATCTACGCGTACTGCGAAGATTGGCTCATCAAACATTACTCGGCCTTAGGTTCCTCTACAGGCTCTTCTTCTTTTACAGGTTCTTCTTCTTTTGTAGCCTTCTTCTTAGATGGCTTCTCTTCAATAAATTCTACGAGCGGGAAATGGCCGCTATCAGCACGTTCTTGTAACCAGTGTGGTAAACAAGGTGCACAGTAATTAACTGGGTTTACTCCAGGGTCTGCACATGTATACAGAGCGTCTTTATCACAGTTATCACACTTTACTTTTGCCATCAGGTCCTCCTAGTAATAATGGGAGGGCAGTTGCCTGCCCTCCCACTAGTTTACTTGGAAGCTCCGATTCCGTAAGCCTTATCCTTAGGATTTAAGGCCTTGGCTAGAGGACCGACTAGACCAGCAACAAACGCGTTAACGAGTACTGATGGGTCTGTCTGACCTGCCATATAGAGTGCTACAACGGAAGCGAGCGCTGCGCGGATATATGACCCTGCAGCTGCCGTTAGTTGTTCCTTGTTCATCTTGCTCCTTTTACCCCTTGTGATAGTGGGGGTAAGAAGATACTACTCGTTCTTTCCCATTTCCGCTAGGTGCTGGGTGAACTGACCCTCCAGCTTAGCGACGCTAATACGCAGCTCGGTTATCTCTGAGTGGATTTGATTAACGGTATCTTTCATCGAACCGCCACCGTTCGGCTTCAGTTCGTGAACAAAATTCTTTAGGTATGATTTGAGTACCCATGAAGTTGCTGCGATGATAGCAGCTCCGAAAGCTGCGAATCCTGAGAGTACTCCAGCCCACTCGACTAATGACATAACACATCCTTTTTCTAATATAGAATATAGGTGTGTGTTGTCCGATACGCAAATAAAATGCGGAAATACGTACATATATTAAATATCTAAATATGTTATTTGTCTCAGTATAAAAAATATATCTACTTCGGCTTGACTCCCGCTGTAACACTGTGGCACTCTAGTTCTTGAAAGGCTCCAGTAATGGAGCCTTTTGCTACTGAGAGGAGCAATTAAATGCTTAATATCAGAAAAGATACGATGGATAAGGTGGCTGTATTTGCAATGTACACGCTGTTGATAGGAGGACTCCCGCACGCAATTGCTAACGCAAATGAAGCGGGTGGGACGCCTGAGACAGCTGTGACAGTACAAGTAGATACTGTGGACCCACTTGACCAATACAGAGGAGCAAAAAAACTGTCAGATACAGAATTAGTTGAACTGCTTAGCGCGGTTGGTTTTGAGGGAAAAGCTCTCAAGGTCGCCTACGCGGTTGCTAAGAAAGAGTCTAACGGTCGCCCTTTAGCCCATAACGGAGACGTTTCTACAGGAGACAACTCCTACGGGATGTTCCAGATTAATATGCTGGGAAGTCTCGGAGAAGATAGACGGGAGAAATTTGACCTCAAAACTAATAAAGACCTCTTTGAGCCCGTGACTAACGCACAAATTGCGTATCACATGTCAAACGGTGGAAAAGACTGGTCTGCCTGGAAAGTATACCCAGGCCAGAAAAATGGAGAAAGATACGAGAGCTTCCTAAGGGAGTTCCCAAACTAATAAACCTTTAACATAAAAAAGCCCCCAGCCAATGGCTGGGGGCTTTTTGCTTGGGGGAGCTTAAGAAGCTGCTGCCCAAGGGGTGATTGTAATTGTTGCTGTTGTTGCGGTATCTGCCGCATTTGCAGCTGTTGACTGGGACTTGATTGTTCCAGCAACTGCCACAACCGCACCTGTAAGGCCTGTAAGAGCCAATACTGTGGTTGCTGTGGTTGTAACTGTGAATGTGTTGTCTGTAAGGCGTGTGACTGTGTATGTTCCGTTAACAGAAGCGTCAACAGATGAAAGGGTAACGCGGTTACCTGTAACAAATCCGTGTGATGCGTCTGTAATTGTTGTAACGCCTGAGCCTGCTGTACGTGAAGCTGCTGTAACAACGCCTGCAGCGTTTGTAGCTGCTGTAGCTGTTGTGATGTTAGCCAACTCGTAACCTGCATCCTGTAGGGCATCAAGTGCCAACGCTGTGGTTAGACCAAGAACGTTAGGAACGATGATGTTTCCGCTGCCTACGCCGTCATATGCAGTTAGAGCAGTTGTTGCCTCAACGCGACCACGTTGACCTGTGATAAGGCCACCATTAGCTGCGTTTGTAACAGTGAACTGCTGCTGGTTAGCAGAGGCTACTGTTGCGCTTGTTAGGTTGTAAGAACCTACGGAAAGACCTGTAATGTTTACAACATCTCCTGGTGAGAGGAAATTAAAAGACTTGTAAGTTACAGTTGTGCCGTTACCTGAAGCCTCAGTAACGATAAAGTTACCAATAGCTGGGGTGTAAGCAGGGTATCCTGCCCAACCTGATTCTACGTTTACGTGGTTATCAAGTGCTGGGTTAAGACGAGCGCTGGCTACCTTAGTGGTCTGTGACCAACCGTAGTCGCCTGTAGAGCCGCCTGTGTTTGTAACTGTGGCCGCACGGTCGTCGTTTGGATGCATAGGGACGTTACCCCATACAAAATCGACCGCCTGTCGACCTGAAGAGTCTACTGACATTTTGTACCTATTCTCTAGAGTGGTATGTGACGCCTGATATCGGGGGCGCTGGTACTAGTATCTAAGAGAACGGGATGCCTGTCAGGCTGAATATCCAGAGTTATTCTGTACTGACGTTACTTGTACACGTTCTTTACAAAATCTTTATCATCAAAATTTAAACCCATCTCTTTTTGTAACTTGGCAAAGCCCTCCATGTGGTCCTGTATGCCGTATACCCCAAGGTCCTCGCCACGGAATAGCTGAGCTAACCTAACTCTTGACTGAGCATCTCTAACACCCCACAGCTGATTATCAATCCAGTGAAAGTTTCTTCGACCGTTATCTCTATCAAAGTTAGTCCACAGTACGTTTACTGGTGGGGCTATCAAGGTAACCCCGTTGAGGATTAGTCGGATTCCTAAACTGATTTCCTCTCCCAAAAAATAAATATAGGGGTCATAGGGAGCTCTCATAAAAGCCTCAGAACTTCCAAAAGCAAAATTAGCGCAGAAAGCATACGCCTTATCACCATTGACTTTATCCTCTAGAGGTTCCCACTCAAGTAGATATAGCTGCTCTGCCTCTCTCCATATGGGCCCTGCTTTATAAAAATCTTCATCTGTTGAAAACTTCTCTACACCACCGTTATCCCAATCAAACGTGAATCCGTGAGGGTACTTAGTGAGTATAAGAAGGTCTCCCCATACGCACGAAAGCCTGTTGTAGGTGTCTATTAGGGTTTCGTCCCACCCATCCGCAACCCTGGAGTGAGAATCAGTGTGTAGAAAGTACTTGTATTGTTTAGAAAGCAACGAGTTTGCCAAATGACGGCCAGAACAAGCACCGTCAGCCAATCTATAGTCTATTTTTTGATAGGACAGTTGATGTTTTGGTATAAAACTAAAATCAAAATTGCACTCTTCACCCTCGTGGGACACTAAAGAGAAGAAAAGCCTATCTTTGTGCGTAGCTTTTGTGTAAATGCTACGGACAGTGTTGATTAAATCTGGGTCTCTGTAAGCAGCTAGGCTTACAAAGATTTTATCCACTTTACATCATCCCTCTGGTATTGTTTTGCTCACGTAGTACGTATAGATACTCTGGGCCTTTTGTAAAATACCAGTGGTCTGGTTCACAGTAGAATAAGAAAACGTTTGCAACTACGTTGTTCATTGGGTCTGGAAACGGCTCACGCCAATGCTCTTGGTCGTTACCATACATTAAAAGCGCTTCATTTTCGTCTAAAAAGTACTCTTTACCCTCAACCCAAATAGACCATGGCGTCTTTTGATATATGCATAGGTCAATATTATAGGTGCAGGCATTATCGTCTTTGTGATGGTGCAGTTGAGCTTTTGGGCCTTCATATACTGCTAGTTGATACCAAGAAGGGATTAGGGTTTCACTTTCAAAATGTTCTCTAGCAACTGCGGTTAAATCGTTATGAAGCTCGTCAAGCCATGGTGATTTATTAAGTTGATATCTACCAAACCCTTTTTCAAAGGCATCCATGGTTGATTCTTCGTAAAACTCTATAGTTTTAGCCTTTAAGTCTGCAAACTTTGTGGGTTCCAACACGTTTTTAATTAGCATTGGGTCTTTAACTTTAATCACTTGCTGGTTCCCTTTCTTCGTTAGTTGCAACGTTCCATTTGCCTACTGGGCACTCTGCATCTGCTAATTTTACTTTTAAGTTCATTATGCAGCCACACTTTTTACACTGGTGAGTTGCGCCTATGTAATGGGTACATGCTTTACAAATATCAAGACGTGCCTGTGCAACAGAGTCTAGGGCTCTAGAGGAGTCGGTTTTAAGTAAATCCCAAGGTCTAGTTGTTCCTAGGTTTTTCTTATAACGTTGCCAGGCGCTTAGGTTTTATTCTTCACTCATAGTGGCCTACTCTACAGGAGGATTGAAGGTATTTCCATCCCATGTCCAGCCAAATAACACTGGGCTGTCTACTGGAATCGGCACTACTTTTGGGTCAGATGAGAGGCCAGCAATACAGCGTTTCTCTACATCTCGAAGGTCGTGAGGGTTATTTTCATCTAAAGATATAACGCCAAAGACATCTCCATCTACAATAAATGCAAATTTATGTGTAGCTTTGTTTAGTTCACTGCCCATAGGCAACATATCATCCATTTGTATATCCTATCATATTGTATTTAACTATTAAAAAGCGTCACAGAACCTTGGGCTTATGCAACGACCGCGGAAGTCTCTACATGAGCATGTTGGGGTAGGGGTAGGGGTAGGAGTAGGGGTCGGGGTAGCTGTACAACGGCATACGCCATTAACAATAGACCAAGTACCAGCACAAGGACCAGAGCATGTTGGTGTTGTTGGAGCAGGGGTAAAGATAGGTGTAGGTGTTGGCGTTGGTGTTGGCGTAGGAGTAGGCGTTGGTGTAACTGGGCTCGAAACAGGTACGCAAGGACCTGTGTTTGGACAGCTACCGCCAGTCCAACATACATCTCTGAAACCTGAAGCACACGTTGAGTCTGGTTTTATGCCGCTAAGAGCTGGGTCGCAACTTGAACATGGTGGATAGCTGCAGTTACCATTTGCTGTGCTGCATGGTAGAGATACTGGAGGAGAACAAGGAACTGAAGGGTCGGTGGTGCTATAGGCACATGTGCCTCCTTGAACAGTTCCTCCACCGCTTGTACACGCCTGAACGGCAAAGTACTGCGAGTCGTTGCAGCTGCTCAATGTACTTCGAGATATTTGTGTATAAGTACCACCAGTATTACAACAAACAGTATAACGGTAGGTGTTTGTAGTAGGGGTAGGGGTAGGAGTAGGGGTAGTGCCGCCTGAAGGGCAGCCCGTGCCGCTTGATGGCATTGTAAAATTAGCAGTAGATGTAGCTGTTATACCTGTCCCATTAATTCCAGAGTACACAGTTAGTGTTGCAGTAGCAGTTTGACCACAAAATGTACTTGGGCTTGGACAACCCCAACTAAGTCCACTAACAGCAGTTGTAGTCCCATTTACTATACCTGAGCTACAACCAATTGCTGAGGCTGACCAAGATGCGTATCCAAATGCGCTCCAGTAAAGATTTGGAACAATAGGAGGTGCACCATCCACCGCCCCCGCAGAAGCTGTAAATGAAGTAATACCAATTGTTGGACCACTTGGTACTGGCGTAGGAGTTGGGGTAGGGGCTGGAGCTGGGGAGGTTGGAGAGACGGTTCCAGAAGCGGTTGAGGCTAATCCCGTACCGTTTTCGTTAGTAGCAGCAACTGTAAAGTTGTATGTGGTACCTACTACGCCAGAAAAACTGTAAGTTGTAGCAGCGCTATTTGTAACAATTGGAGAACCTACCGTGGGTGTGATTGTGTAACTAGTTATTGCTTTACCAGCGTTTGCTGGAGCTACCCAGCTAAGTGAAATTCCACCACCATTTACAAGGTTAATTGCAGTTAATGATGTTGGACGTCCAGGAACAGTTGTTACTGTATCTGGACCCGCGCCTGTGGAGTTCGCAGACTCAAATACTTCGTTTCTAGCTCTAATTGAGTATGTGTATTTAATACCTGAGCGTAAACCAGTAAAAACAAATGGGGCTAAGTTTGCAATTGTTGCAGTTACTGCATTTCCAGTCTCTGGGGTTGCAACAACTACGTAATCAATAATTGGTAGCTTGCCATCAAAAGTTGAAGGGTTAAATGTTAAAAAGGTAGCGCCATCGTCAAATGCACGGCCAGAACCAGAATCTGAACGTGAAGCTACAGAAGGAGGTAGTGGAGGTACCTTCTTCTGAGAATCGCTAACCCCTACATATAACATTAAGAGGTCAAATCACCAGATAGCCACCAGGTGTTAGCTGCTACTTTTACCAAAGTAGCACCAGACCATCTAGTGCGGAGTCTTAGACCAGGAGTAGCGTTTACGCTAGCAGGAGACGTTGCTGTAAACACTACGCCACCTGTTTGACCACGTACAAAGTTAATTTGAGTACCTATAGGAAAATTAACAGAATCTGTTGGAACTGTAATAGTTAAATCAACTAAAGTGCTGGTGTTTACTAAATAAAACAGTTTATTCTTGTCCACAAGTGCAAGGGTAAAGTTTTCACTCTTTTGTTCCACAGTTGCATCAGCTGCAACAGCGGTTACAGAACCTTGAATGTTAGCTGCTAGTGTTTTTCCAGTAAAAGTGCCATCTGGGGTAACTCCAGCAATAATTTCGTTACCAGAACCTTGAAATTCTAGAAGGTTTACTGATTGATTAAGAGCACCTTGAACAATTAGGGCTCTATTAGTAGCTAGTCCAGCTTGAACCTTGTTAGATTGAGCACCATCAGCTATTTTTCTTACATACTGTGTGTGAGAGTCGGCTACAACGCCCAACTCAACTTTAGCAATACGTGCAGACACAGTGCCTAGGTTTGAAGAACTACCTTCGTAGGTTTCAGAAGGGTTTGGGGTAGTAGATGTAGCTGGGTTTAGACCTAAAGTGGTTTCAACAGCAACAATTTCCTCTTGAAGGCTATTTGGGTGTGAAGCGTCAACTGTATCAACGACATTTTGTTTAGTAGTAAATACTCGTACCGAACTTGGGTATGATGCTGGCATTTTGAACCTTTCAGTTTTGACTTTCCCCGTTAGGGCCTCTACCAGGGGTGTTCCAGACCGCTATGCTTGGTCTTTCATTGTTCTGTGGTAACTTTCTAAGACCAAATCTTGAGTCCATCACCACTTTTGGTTTTGATACTGCTTTTTTAAAGGATGACTTCCTCACGGCGTCCATCCTTCATATCTACTCCACTGTTTAGACATTGTAGTGGCCCCTTTTATTGGAGACATTACATACGTACGTCTATCGCGTTCTTCTCTGTTGTTCTTTTTAGTCTTTATACGTGCGTGAATCGTACTTTTTGCTTTAGGAACACCATCTTTATGCATTTTTTTTCTTCTTTGGTTGGAAAGTCTTTTCAATTTCGCTAGTTACCTTGCCAAAGTTGGGACCTTCACGCAGGTCTACGGTAGGAGTTGCCTTATATACGGTTTTAACTCCTGGCGTTGTCTCTCTTTTTGTCTTTTTAGACGATTTTGGCTTAGTAGAAGCTGCTG